GCCGGCTTTGGACCAACTCAACCCAAAAATATGTTTGACTGGATAAAACAAAATTGGGGGAAGGATTGAATTTAAATTCCATAACCCAGAATTCCCCATCGCTAAGCATCTAAACTTGGTGATGGGGGATTCTGACTATTTGAATGTTATTTTAACATATCTTTTCGGTTCCAGTTCCAAGAACAATTTTTCTCCTTTTCATCATATAAATATGGATCTCCGCTTTTGTCATTAAATCTAATTTTGATACTAACACTATTTTCTCCTTTCTTTATACAACGATTATATATAGCCTCGTCTATCTGTTGTGGGGTGAATGAGAAAAACATATTCCGATCAATACCTTTGTCATTATATCTTGCGACAATCACATATCGCATCTGCACCGGCATATATTGATTAAACCTATCAAGATTAATTTGTGCGTATATCCTTCCATCCTTTATTGATGTTGTTTTAACCTGCACATAATAATACACGTTGTCCTTAAATGCTATTATATCAACCCCATCATCTATCATCATCCGATTTGCATTATATCCAGAAAATAACAATTCTGATATAACGGCACATTCTCCGGCCGTTCCAATATATTCACTATTAACAGGATCAAGGAGTACCGTTTTTTTCTTTCTTTTACCATACTTACCGCTTGAATATATAAGCTCCGATTCACTTTCAAGTTTTTTATCTTTGGATATTAATTCTACGACTTGTTTCTCAACAGAATCTCTTTCTTTTACATCAATCAACAAATTATCTGGATAGAGCATAGAAATAATAGCTTCTTTTATCTCCTTTATTCTTTTCTTGTCGGAATAATTCTTAAACACAGAAAGAATCAATTCCATTGTAACTTCCTTGTTTTCCATAATATCCTTATTTTATCTTTTCTCTTGTTTTAAAATCAATCACTATGCAATCTCGGTCTCCGATTGGCGATCATTCCTTCTTTTTAAACCAACCATCTCTCGAAGTACAGCATTCTCGGCACGGAGAGATATTATCTCTTCATCTAATAATTCCACAGGCAAAGGAGAGGAATCGCCTAATAGCATTTCGCCTTTACCTCGGAGAAGCCATTCGGCAGAAAGATTAGGGAAGTAATGCAAAAACGCTTCAATTGTGTGTGCAGACAATTGAACATCTCCTTTAATTTGCCTATTGAGCGTAGTTTGAACTATACCAAGCTCTTTACTTAAAAAGGTAATAGAACAACCATTGTTATAAATTACCTTATTAATTCTCTCTAACACTGAATTTTCCATAAGAATATTATTTAGAATATTTCTAAATAAGCATATTTGCATTATTTTTCGTACACAATTCGTTGCAATAATGCAAATATGCCTTATCTTTGCGTTGTGATACTACTCTAACAAGTATCACAACGCAACAAAAAAGTTTAATATACAAAAATAATATACATTATGTTAGCGACAAAGCAAAAGCGAAGAAAAAAGACAGTCATTGACGGAATAGTAATGCGCCCTGTCTGGACTGAAACATTTAAGAATTTCAAGGTTGGTGAATCAAAGACATTCTACCGACCGGACCTAACCACAACCCAGGCCCGTGTCATAGCTGCAAGGCTGAACACTTCCACAAACATGAAATTTTCTGTCTCTACTGGAGAGTTGGAAGAATACTGTATTGTAAAACGGGAGGTATGAGTTATTGTCTCTCAGATGATAACAATCACAAAGTTAAGCAATCCCAGCAGAGGGTAGTGCCTCCGCTGGGAACAAAAAAACAAACAACCCTATGAACGCAGAAATAACATTCTTCGAGAAATCGGTCACCTACGACAAGTTTGTGACGGATATAGCCGCCCGTCTCGCTTCATTCATGAAAGAGGACAAAGACGATCCGGAATATATCTCACAGCGGAGAGCGGAAAGAATATACGGACAGGCAAACGTACTCCGCTGGAGAAGATCAGGAGCTATCAAACCAATAATAAGACCGGGTAAGATAGAATATCCAACGGCCCAACTGAAAGAGTTAAGCCGTGTAGACGAGATATTCATCAGATGGCAATTGAGCAAAAAGAAAAAATAAACCAACCGTCGGAGTTTTCCGATATCCGCTCCTTTAGCTCAGACAGGTCAGAGCAGATCACTCATAATGATAAGGTCGCCGGTTCAAGTCCGGCAGGGAGCACCGATATAGACGTTCTTTAACATTGTGGATTAAATCCTACCTTCCAGTAAATAGGCTTTTGCTTGGGCTGGTAGACAGGTCGTTTCAATCGATCAGCAACAAACTGTATGAGGTTATTGCTTCCGGTGTTGTTTAACCGGTGTTGTCGATGTGAGGTTGGGACGCGTAACGTTCACTTTCAGATGATCCCTTTCGGTATTACTCGGTCATGGAGTTGGTCAACCGTCGTTACGAATAAGATATATCCCGGACATGAAGGCGCTACGCTGCTGATTGGATCGGCTGCCGGGAACGAATTTTTACTCAACTAATTCTTTAATTTTTATTGTTTACAGCTAACGAAGTTGGCAAAACCAACTTATCCGTATCCTCTTGCGACAAGCCGATACGGTTTCTTTTTTGACTCTTTTTATTTCCATAACTATATAACTCGTGGCAATCCCTATCCGGGTATCCTTGCGGTGGTTGGTTAAGAAGACCGTATTGCCACATAACAAACATTGATATGAAAGAAATATTCATTCCGCCTTAGAGATGGTTGGGCGGCCAAATAAACAAGGTGAAAATTTTAATTATATCAACGTGTCTCGCCTAAAAAGCTCACCTGGGTTTACACGCGGATCGAGTCCGCGATTGGCCTCAGTTATTTTTTATTGGTTTAGAATAAGTAGTAATATCGCCGTATCGGCCTGTGACAGGTAGATACGGTTTCCTTTTTGAAACAAATTTAAAAATCAACGATATGGAAACAGAAAACAAAATCATCTTTGTGATGGCCTTGCTTATGGCAATAGGCAGTGGTGTCGGGATGTTCTACAACTATTCCCTTGTTCTCTTCTTTGCATGTGGCCTTTCCTTATTATATGCAATACATAAGGAGGAACGGAAATGAAGGAGATCTACATCAAGAACCCGGACGGCGATCTTTGCTACGACGGAGAAGAAACCAATGATCCAGAATTCGACGAAATGTTAGAAGATTGGAGGTTTGAAATGAACACGTACAACTATTAAAATATAGCAAATGAAAACAAAAGAAGACTTGCAGGCGATGAGCCACGGAGAGCTCGTTGAATACGCATTGGAAGCACAGAATAACATAATTATTGCATGTGACTATCAAAGAAAATGCATAAGGCTGGAGGAGATCCTTTCCGCCATCGGCATCGTATATGAGGCTTACAAAAACGAACAACATTAAAACAGTATAATAATGGAACAACAGATTCAAACAACAGAACTGCAGATTACCCAGGCAAAACAAGCTGCCGAATTTGCACTTACTCCGGTCGGACAGATAGTGAAACAGTTCGAGGTCATGCAACGCATGGCAAAGATGTACACGGAAAGCACAATCGTACCAGAAACCTATAAAGGCAATGTTGGCAACTGTGTGATTGCGATTGATATGGCAACACGTATGGGCGTGAATTCGCTGATGGTCATGCAAAACCTTTACATTGTCAAGGGCAACCCCTCATGGTCGAGCAAATTCCTTATTGCTACCATCAACATGAGTGGTAAATATTCATCCCTACGATACCGAAAACGAAGTCTCGGTAAGGTCGGAAAGATCAAATATAACGAAACGGTTTGGGATAATGTTGCTAAGCGTAATACCATAGTGGTAAAAGAGTTTGACGGTACAGATGTTGACAACATTGAATGTATTGCCTACGCAACTGAACTTTCTACAGGGGAGACACTTGAATCCGATCCTATAACGATTGAAACGGCAATTAAGGAAGGATGGTATACAAAAACCGGTAGCAAGTGGGTTACAATGCCAAGCCTTATGCTTACTTATCGTGCTGCTGCATTCTGGCAACGTATGTACTGTCCTGAAATCAGCATGGGATTCTTGACTAAAGAAGAAGCTGACGACATACAGGATGTCGAATATGAAGAAATCAAGCCCAAAAACAAGCTGGCCGATCTGGCAAGCAAAGCAGCCGTCCAAAAAAAAATGGAAGAACAGCAACCATACCCGGCTGAAAAAGCAGAGACGGATAGTAAACAACCCTCACAAAAAACCCTGTTATGATTGATAATGCAGCACAGCATACGATAGCTTGGTTCCGCGCCCGTCATGGGAATATCACAGGCAGCAATGTCGGCTTACTAATGAAAAGCGGGCGCACGGACATCTTTTCTGAAACGGGGAAAAGCTACATATATCAAATAGCATCAGAAAGGGCAATGAATCCGGCTATCGTTAATGACGATAGCCAGTTTGCCGAATATCTCAAGCAAACGGAAGTGACCAGCAAGGCGATACGATGGGGCAACGAACAAGAGGCGGATGCTCGCAACCTGTATGCCGAAATATCCGGTCTGCATATTGTGGAGGTCGGTTCGTGCAAACATCCTACCATTCCACATTTTGCCAGCAGTCCAGACGGTTTTTACTACGACGAGAACACCGGCATAAAGTCCTGTCTGGAAATAAAATGTCCCAACCAGGCAACATTCATGCGTTACAAGAACGAGATTTATGACAACGCATCCCTATTAAGCGTAAAATATGAATACTTCTACCAGTGCATGGCACACATGATGTGTACAGGGGCGAAAGAGGTATATTTCATTGCCTATAATCCATACCAATCCGATCCGATACACATCGTCCGTATCCTGCCGGATGAAAAAATATTCGCGGAAATGGATAGGCGTATACGCCTTGCTAACGATTTGATAGATAAAATAATTAATTAAACCCAATATGAAAACACAGCAGTTAATAACAATAAAAGAAAGCGACCTTGAACTGGTCGTTAGTGAAAAAACATTCGGTAGCCTTACTACTAATGCGATCCAAATCAGAGACATGGTAAAATCAACTCTTCCCATGTACGATATATCAAACTATAACGATGACAATATCGACCAGGCGAAGAGAGATAAAGCTGCTCTCAACAAGGCGGCCAAACTTCTCAACTCAAAACGTCTTGAAATCGAAAAGGAATTTATGAAACCTTTCGGGGAGTTCAAGGAAGTTGTGGCTGAAACCGTAAAATTGATTGGCGAATGCTCTGCCAAGATTGACACGGTAGTCAAGCAGAACGAACAGCAGTATAAAGACAAGAAACTTGCCGTTATCCGTTCCTACTTCGACGATGGAAATACGACTCTGATCGACTTTCGGAAAATCTTCAAGCAGGAATGGCTTAACAAGTCCACAAGCATGAAAGCGGTACAAGCAGACATTGAAACGGTTTTCGCTAAGGTTGACGAAGATCTTGAAACGCTTAAAGGCTTTGGCGGTGATGATTTTGACGTACTTCGCACATACTATATGGACACGATGAACATTGGCAATACCATCCAGTATGCTAATCGTCTGAAGGAACAACGCGAACGTGCCCAAGCAGCAGAAGAAGCACGTATCAAAGCTGAACAGGAACGAAAAGAACAGGAAGAAGCACGTAAGAAAGTAGAAGCAGAACAACCCAAAGTTAGCCAACCCAATCCTTTTAATACGGCTAATCAAAGGATGAATGGGCAACCTTCTTTTATGGATCAGCCTAAAGAACAGCCTGTGCCGGCACAGCCGGAACTTCTAACTCGTGCCTTCAAGGTCACAACAACCCGTGAAAATATTATCGCTCTCGGCAACTTCATGAACGAACACGGCATTGACTTCGACAAGATAGAGGTTCCATGACTTGAGGATGAAGACAGGATAAGTAAAACAGATATTAAAACAATCATAGGTCTGCTCAATCGATCGCAAGTACTAATAGACGCCAACTGCTCTAAGCCGGTCGATCTGGATGTAGCCCGCAGATGCAGGAAGTAGATGGGCGTATGGTAGCTTGTTTCCGTTACAAAGAAGTAAATGGTGAGTAGAAAACATGAACAGACAGAAGGGAAAGGGATACGTTTTAATTCTATTCAGTGCAGTGTTATGGGGATTGCTTCCGGTATTTACAAGAAAATTGTATGCAAATAATTATTCACCCATTATAGTTTCATCCATGCGTGCATATATTGGAGCTATTGGGGCATGCATCTTGATGATAATTATGGGGGATTACAAGAAATTTCAGAAAAAAGATATTTCTTTTTATCTCTTATATGGCTTATTTAGTATCAGTGGAAGTTTCTTACTGTATGCGTCTTCTATGAAGCTGAACTCTACGGCAGTAGCGGCAATGCTTCTGTATACAGGGCCGACATTTGTTAATATTTTTGACAGAATTTTTTATCAAAAAAAACTAACGTGGATAAAAATTGTATCCCTTATAATTACATTTGTCGGTTGTGCATTAGTTGTTCAAATGTATGAATTGAATACTTTTTCAGAAAATATAGTAGGAATTTTTATTGGATTATTGTCCGGAATCTGTTATTCCTTAACTACTGTATTGGGAGAAACTGGGAAAAAAAGGTATCCTGGAAGAACAAATGGGTGGCTGATTTTAATGTTTGGATCTTGCATATTTCTTCTGATTCAACCACCATGGAATATGCCCGTTTATTCTATAGGAGACTGGGG